CTTCATCCATATCTTCATCATAAGAAAAATTATCTTCCATTAGGAATTTAACTTCTTCTGGATCAAGATGTGGTCTAGTCTTTTTATAATATTCGTTTAGTAAAACATCATCCTTAACATTAGAATAATCAGCATTTAATCTAACATAATCTTCAATGTTACCACCTGTTTCTTTCATGAAGCTAACTAGTTTTTCGACATTCTCTGGTAATTCCAGTTCTGGTTTAGCTTCTAATTCTTCTTTTATCTCGTTGATAACTGCTGGTTCAATAGGTGACTCAACAGCATTGACAACTACTTCTTCAATTACTGATTTTTCTTCTTCACTTTTTGTGGTAATTGTTTCTTCAGTCGGTATCTGTCCCACTTCTTGCAATTCCACTTTTGGTTCTTCTTTCTCCTCATCAGACTGTAACACAACTTTCTCTGTGCTTGGCTCTTGAACGGCATCTTCTTTAGTTTTACTTAAATCTATTTTAGCAGTTTCCTGTTCAGGTTTTTTACTTAGATCAACCTTAACTGGTTCCTCTTTTTTCTTGTTAGCAAGTTTTTTAGGTTTCTTTTTTATTTTAAACTCTCCTTGCTCTAAATCTCCCATAGGAGTTTCTTTTATTTCTTCTTTTGACATAATATAATATAATAATTAATAATTGTTTACTACTGAAATTGATCAACACCAAATCCGTTTAGGTTTTGTTGTTCAATTGATTCAAAGTCTACTGGAAGTAAATCATTTTTCCTCTGATTAATCATAGTACTTTGTTGTGTTCCTTCTAATTTAACTCTTTGATCTTTACGATCTTCTATTTCAGTTTCTTTTTGTTTTTTAGCTTCTACTTCCATTTGTTTTAATTGCATATCGTACCCAAATCGCTCAGCCATTATTTCTTTTTCTAATTGATTAGCTGTTTGCATTCTTTGTATCTCAAATTGAGATTTAGCTTGTTCAAATTGAATGTTAGTTTCGTTTAAAGCTTGATTCTTTTGTACTTCTGCCATAGCTGCTTTTTCAGCAGATTCTGCATTAGCTTGAGCTTGAGCTTGTATCATAGCTTGTTGCTGTGCTTGTTCAGCTTGTTGCTTTTCTTTACGTCTCTTTTTTAATAACTCATTCGCTAGTTTTAAGTTATTAATATTTCTAATATCAATAGCATCTTCTAAATCAATTCCACCTTGTTGTAAAGCCATTTGGATATTTTGTTCCAACATTGCTTTCTCTTCTTCATCTGGTTCTAGATTTATGAATATACCAAAATCATGAATGTTTAACTTAGATAGTTCATCTAGTGTATGTATGTTATAATTAGATATACTATTTTGTAAAGACATTCTAGTTAATGGAAACATTAAAGCATCTGCTGCTCTTAAAGATATATTTTCACAAGTTTTTAATGTTAAAAACAAACTACCTTGTAATATATGTCTAGTGGCTGTGTTAGAATTAGCAGCAGCAAGTTTTTGTAATCCAACTAATGAATCTGGATCTGGAGAACTCGCATCTCTAGCTTCATTAAGTCCGGTTACATCTCTTATCATTTGTAAATAATACTGATAAGTTTGTATTAAAGCTTGCATCTTAGCTCCACCTGAAGAAGATTGAAGTTCTTGTATGGGAACTTTACCAGGATTCATATCTCCATCTTGAGTCATAGATCTTCCTACAATACTACCAGTTTGAAAATACATATTCAATGCTTCTGCTGGGTTGTAATTAGTACCATTACCTAAATCAACCTCAGCTAAACCATCCATATCTAAATATACACCATCTGGAACCATTCTAGATATCACCTGTTGTAACTTCAACGATGTGAGTTGAATCATATCGGCAAAACCAGTTATTCTGCTTACTAAAGATTCAATTCTTCCGCGATACATTCTAGGAGCAACTAAACTATAAGTCATGTTTACTTTTACGCTATCAGATTCTGGACGAGTCATATTCTCGGCAACTCCCCATTTTAACATATCTTCAAAACCTAATATCTTAGCTCCGCTGTATAAAACCTCTATAGATCTAAAAGCTTTTTTCCAGTTGTCTCCTTCTGGAGCTTCTAAGAAAGTATCTTGTTTTTCTATAACTTTCTCTAACCCTACATTACTTTCTTTAATTTTAAAAACTTGATTAGTATAAGTTTTCCACTCAAAATATAATACTTGAACTGTTTGGTTATCTCTTCTACCATTCCATCCTCTAGTAAATTCTTGAGCACCTTGGTATTTTTGTATTTTAGATAGTTGATCAGGGGTAAGATTTGGGAATTCTTTTTTTAGTTCTGGTAAACTAATATTTTTAACTTCACCTACATAATATAGATCTTCAAAATTTGGATCATCTGTATATGACCATACCATATTAGCTGGATCTACATAATCAATAGTAATTCCTTCCGATCTATTAAAAGTAGTTTTAGTAGCAGCAATACCTAAAACAGTTAAATCATAATTTAATCTTTTTCTAACTAAATGATATTTGTTTTTGTCAAGTATTTGATTAATTAATTCTTCTTCTGCTATTTCAATAGATTGCTTATAGTTTAACTGCATGTGAGTACCTAACTCATCTATTGATTTTGGAGCATCTTTAGTATCTTTACTTTTTCTTATGTCAATGCCAAAAGTTTCTTGAACAGCTTCATTATATCTAGCTGTTTCTATATCATCAATAATGTTTTGGGCATATTGTGTTCTCTTACGCATTGACTCTGGATCTTGAGCGAAAGTCTTTACTTCGTAACTTCTCTGAGATATACCATTTACAACAATATCCACGAATTTAGGAATAATAGGTACTGGTTTCCAATCTAGGTTAAGATAAGATAAGTCTCCATTTATAGATAATTCATCTTTATATTTTTGTACTGATTGTTCTCCTCTAGCGTATAATCTTCTATTGTGAAATTGATTATAATTGCTTTGAAAACGATAACCACCGCCTCTGTAATTTGAAAACCATTCTCCTTCAATAGCTCTTCCTACAGCTAGACCATATTCCCAAGTTGCTTTCTCTGCCTCAGGTACGACCTGATCAGGAAAAGTACTATTCATGTTAGTGTAAATTTGCATTTATCTTATTATTTTTGACGTTGATCCTTCATTGTTATACTTTTTAAATCCTAAACGAACAGGATCTTTAATTCTATGTGGTATAGGTCTATACCTATTTTTATTACAAGCCATTATAGCAAGTCCAGAACTAATTGAAGCATCATGTTTAGTTCTTTGATTTATATTAAATTTAGCCCAATCTTCTAATGTTCTCTGAAAATACATATCTCCATATCCTTCTTGTAATAGCCCTACATAATCTTCTATATAACTTTCAATCGCTGCTGCATGAGATTGTTTAATATCTTCACTAGAGTTAGGTATACCACCAATTTCTTTTTCTGCGGTAGATAGTTTATTCCAAATTTTATCAGGACGATTCATTGAAAATCCTCTATAACCTCTACGCTTTAAGTAATATAACAGTCTTGGTTTATTATTCTCACATAAAATAGGCATTCCATAAAATACTAATGCCATAAGAACATCTTCGAAAAATATTTCTGCGGTTTGTGGTCTTGCTATATATTCTAAAAAGAAATGATTTGGTGGAACATGTTCCATAGAAAACTTGGTTAAACCATGTAATGCACCATTAGAGCCTTTGCCATCTACTGTTCCTGAGATATCATAACTATCACATCCAAATGCTCCAACATGATCATTACCAGGGTATTTTACTCCATTTTTTATAATCACATTATTTTGAAGATTTTTATCTGGTATCCAGCTAATTCTAAATCTACCATCTTTCTTAGGGTAGAATATAACTTTAGTATCTTTTATTCCTCTTTCCCATTGAAATGTTCCTGTTGTAACACTTGCTTTATTATTTAACTCATCATTATAATCTATTTGTTCATAGATTTTTACTAGATTAAATAAACTTTGTTTAGTTTCATCTCTAAACGCATGGGCTTCTGTTCTTGGGAATTGTCTATAATATTCATTTAAACTATCTTGGTCAGATTTTAATCCTTCGACTTCGTTTTCCCAGTGTTCGATGACTCCGATTGTAATTGGGAGACCGTCAACTGCAATTGTTCTATCTTTTGGCGTAACGAATACAGGTGATCCAAAAGAATCCATGAATCCTTCGTAATTCCATTCCATAGGGATGAATAAAGAATAGAGTCCCGAACTTGTTTGTCCGTTTCTATTTCTTTGAGTAACGTCTGAATTGTAGTATAATTTTTTGAAGTTGTCTCCACCTTTATCTAACGCGTTTGAAGTTGAGCCCATCATACACTTGCCTACTATTCTTCGGCCTAGTCTTAATGTAGTTTTTGTAACTCGCCAGTTGTTTAATATATTGTCCGGTCGTTCCCATTTTCCACTTTCGTCATGTGCTAATAATTTTAATTTCTCACCATCGTAAGAGTTGTCCCCCGTGTTTTTCCAATCAATTGTAGTGTCTAATCCTTGAAGCTCTCTAAGCTGTTCGTTCGTCTCCAGTTTTCTACGTGTAAGTTTAGATGCCGGAACTCTGTATGCCAGTTCGGTTTTAGGACGATCCATACCATCTTGGATCGGCTTGAAGAAAAACGGATAGTTAATCGAGATTGGTACAACTTTATCTGTGAACATCTTTTTAGCATCTGCTCCACTTTTTGAGAGAATACCATATCTCGCATCACTTGAGATTGTTGCTTGATTAACAAGTTCTGCTGATGACATAAAGGAGAAACCAGACCGTCTGTTTTTAAGGTAACACATTCCGTAACACCTATTATCTGCTTTACAAGCCTCCCAGAATATAAAGAAGAGTCTATTTGCTTCTCTATATTCAGGTGATCCGATATCGATCTTTGACCATTGCAAGTACATGTAATGAGTACCAGTAATATAAGTAGGATTACCGTTATTAAAAAACCAATAACCCTCGTCTCGTTTTTTGAATTCATTGTCAATGTAGTCGTACCATTTTTCTTTAAAATCATTTGGATATTCCTCCCAGTCAAACCTACTCTTTATTCTACTTAATTCTTTTGGGTATTCTTGCTTCTCCCAGTGTTGTTTCTCTTTAACTTCACTTCGTTTAAAGCATTCATCTTCTGCTGGTAATGCAATGCGAAGGTTTTGGATCTCAATGATTT